CTCATTCAGTCCTGAATCTGACTTTACTTTATTACCTGTCAACTCTATTAAACCTAGCTTTAATAACTCGTTTAAACGGCGTGAGACTTGATTTCTGTCTAACCCGCTATGTCTGGCTATCCCGTCTTTTCCAAGCGCACCATGAGCCTTTAAACAGTCCACAATGATGCTGAAGTGCTTGGATGCCAAGTCTTTAGCGGCATCAGCGGCTTCGTAGCTAGTTACTGGGTCGGAACATCGAACCCTGTTGAAGATTGGCAAGTCAAAGAACTTCTTTACACCGCCACCAAAATGTGTGTCATCTAAACTCATATCAACTCCTATCAATTAAAAAGTTAGTTGGTACTCACTTATGCTTTCCCCGTTGGTTTACATCAGAATGGAATATCGGACTCTATGTCATCAAAGCCACTGGAGGGCTTCTTCTTTGGTGAGGAAGTATTGGCTTCTTCTTTAGGGCTTACTGCAAGACCCATGAATTTGCCTGATTTGCCCTCTTTAATCCAAGCTGAGAGCCAGTAGGATTGACCATCGACTGTGATGTTTCCCTTGTAATCGGGTTGGTTACCTGTCTCTTTTTTGTCGTTCTTAAAAAGGACACCTGAGTTATCGCGCTGGGTAGTTTCCATATTTACACCTTAATTTCATTGAGTTTTTTAACCTTGTCATCCACTTCCGCAAGAAACTGGATAACCTCTTGTTCGAGTTCTGCAATATACATATCATTGCGCTCGATTCTTTTGATGAACAGTTGCAGGTGTTCAGGCATTCGTGGGTCAAAACTCACAAAGTCGCACCAACTTCTATCTGCACATCGCATCTGCCATTGCATTTGGTCATAGTATTTCTTTGCTGGCTCATCTCCCAAAATGGTATCAATGTGGGTAGCCGTATTGGGACACTTGATCTCTAGGCATCCATCATCACCCACCAAGCCATCAGGAGAGGCGGCAGACATAGGAACAGTTGGATGATCAATAGCACCTACTTGATCGACCATATTGCCTGTTTTAGCCTCGTATGCGGCACGAGCAAAGGGTTCATTCTCGATACCCCATTCCATAGCCGCATTGGTGTATGACTCTGCCACTTGGTTTGTCATACGCTCCACTACCAGTTGAGCCATGTAGTTAGCCCTGCTGGTGCTGTAGCCTGACTTAGTTTTGGCAACAATGTCAGAGATACGAGATGCCGTAGCTTTGCCGCAACGCTGTTTAAACCATTCGGGTGTGCCTTGTTCAATATCGCTCATGATTTATTCGTTTTAATTTTGTCTTCAAACAAGCGTAAGACCATTTCACGAAACAATAATTCATCTTGGCTGTATCGGTAGGCATTAAAAACGTGGCTATCTTCCATATCCTTAATGGCTATTTCACGCCCATCTTTTGTCTCCCAAGTTTCTGTTCGGAAGTTGCGTCTTTCTTCTCGATCTTCAAATATTCTTTCTGCAATATCCATCTTGACGCAATAGTCATCGTATGAATCGCTCATTTCAATGCTCCTTTACGCTTTTCTTTTGCATCAATCACTTTCTTTTGCCAATTTTTATCACCAGCGCAAGAAGCGTAAGCAGTGCTGTATACATTTTTGAGTTCCTCTAAAGTTGAAGCCGCATCAATAGCCGCCAAGTGGTCAATCATCATTCCTACATCTACATCTGAGCCTGATTCACCATCTGGAATGTCTTGACCCGCATAAATGTATAAACCCAAGCCATGCAAACCAAGCGCCTTGGTCATGCACCGCATGATGGCGGTATTGACTGCAAATGCGTCAGGGTTAGGGATAGCTTTATTGCGATAGTCCATTACTGGAAGCTGGCAAGTCATTGGTTTGCCAAACATGGTGACTGTGACGAACACCATTGCTGTGCCGTTTATGTCCATGAAGCACTTGTCGCCAAACATCTCTACCTTGTAGATGGCTGTAGGGTCTGCCTTTAGTGCTTCAGCCCATGCCCAAGCCCATGAGAGATAGGTTAGGTTGGCTTTCTTCTCGGTATGCTCATTGACGTTCTTGTTGAGCAACATCAACACCTGTTCCTGATTCATATTCACTCCTGTTTAAATTTTTGAAAAGTTTTTGAAATGTCTGTGTTCATTGAGTTTGTGTAGACAAACTCGGATTTCTTGTCAGTCGATCTTTTTGTCGGGTACACCTTTCTGTGAGTAGAAGATTGTTGATGCAATGGAGAATTGGGTATCAAAGTCAAAGTCGGAAAGTCTAAACCAATTTCCTGAACATGAGCAAATCGGGAGAGTCGCAACTTTATGTTTCGTGCAAAACTGGCAAAAATATTCATCTTGGTTCTCCTCAAGGATTGCGGCAATAGTGTGTTTGAGTTTCATCTGTTCCCCTTGTATTCGTCTTTGAGCCATAGGGTTCTAAGCATACGCAGTTCCTCATCAGCGTCAATGGATGGCGTTTTGATGGTGTCGTAAAGAGCAAGTTCAGCCCTACGTTGCATCTTGTTCTCAATGCGTTCTTTGATGAAGTGTTGGGCATACTCCCAATCATCTGATTTGATGGCAAGAGGGATGGCTACAGAGCCAGAGATAGCTTCCATAATGTCATCATCATTGAGTTGTTGGTAGTTTTCCCAAACGGCTTTGTTAAAGGCTGTCATCGATAGACTCCTCAATCTGTTTTTCAATTTGTTTGCACTCCTTGGCAGAGAGTTCGTCTGTAATGTCAATGCGGTTGTTGCCTATTTGTAAATAAGCCAACCAAATGAATTTATCGTAGACTCCCTCGTTGGGAGAGTAGTCGGGGTCATATTCCCATTCGACCCAAGCCTTAATGTCTATTTCAAGGTCACAAAAATCTATGTCTAGTTCCATGTTCACGCCTTTCAAAGTGTTGGTAAAGAGACTGTAGTGTTACACAGATTGTAGTGTTGTACACTAGGATAAACCCTAATTGTGGTATTTGTTAAACACTACACAATCCACCCCCTATGCCAAGACCTAAATCAGACTTAACTGGACAGACAATTTATGTTTCTGTTCGGACTACGCCATCTCTCAAAGAGGAGTTTAAACGACTTGGTGGAGCCACATGGCTACGCCGATTCTTAGCACATTCTCTTGAAAAGCACCAACAAGAGAAGAAATAAGTATAATGGTTTGAAACACGGATAGGTTGAGCTTGATCTCTCAACCGAAAAGCGAGCCTCCCCGCCTGCCGTTTGTTTCTTTGTCTCAGGAGGACAGCGAAGGAAAAAAATGCCTACTCGATATTTAAAATCGGGGGTTCGTGACAGCGAATCCATCGACAAACTCTCCCCTTTAGCCGAAACACTCTTTTATCGTTTGCTGGTCACAGTAGATGATTTTGGTCGTTTTGATGCTAGACCAGCCATGATTAAAGCTAACTGTTTTCCAATTAAGGAATCAGTTACTTTAAACAAGTGTAAGGATTTGGTAAGCGAACTCAAAGAAAGCGGTTTGATTCATGTTTACGAGTCCGATGGCAAGCAATACCTGCAAATGTGCAAGTGGGACAACAAACCTAGAGCGCAAGAAAGCAAGTTCCCTACACCTGAATACAATGATATGCAGATGTATACAAGTGTATGCAACACGCATACAGATGCACCTTTAACCGTAACCGTAACCGAAACTAAAACAGAAACTAAAACCGATATTACGCCTGAAGGCGTTTCACAATCTGTTTGGCAGGATTTCAAGAATCTACGGAAAGCCAAGAAAGCACCGATAACTCAACGAGTAATTGATGGAATGAAGGAACAGGCTGATATTGCAGGCTGGACACTTGAGCAAGCCATGAGTGAATGTTGTGTTCGTGGTTGGCAGGCTTTTAAGGCTGAATGGGTTGCCGAAAAACCCAAACTGGTAAACAAGTTCGATATAGCCCACGTCACAGTACCCTCAAGCTCAGAACGTGACCCTGCCCTTGCAAAACTTGATGAAGATGCAAAACTTGCTAAGGCAAACCCTGAAATACTGAAAATGATTAGAGAAGGGTTTAAAGGTAAAGTAGCATGACAAAACATGAAGCCAATCAACTACTGGACAGATGCAGGGAAACCTCGCAACTTAGCTACGCTGACACCACAAGAGCGCTTACAGCTACTGGAGACATTGAAGCAGATG